TGACGCAATTGGCGGCTGGGGCGCTATGACCGGAAACCAGCAAGCCGGCGATGCGCTCGGCAACGCCCTTGGCGCTACACAATCCGGCGCGTTTGGCGTGTCTGGCCCAGTTGGCAGCAACAGTCCCGGACAAGAACTTGGAACCCAATTGGCGGGCATCCTCGGCACGGATTTGCAGCCAAACATGGGCAATGAGCTTCAGGCCTACGACATACCGTCTTATTACGCAGCGCTGGATGAGCAGCAATCACAGATTGCCGCCCAGCAAGCTGCCCAACAGCAGGCCGAAGCGGTTGTAGAGGTAACGCCAGCATTCGACCCGGCAGCGCTTGCAACGCTGGCTGCAGCCATGAAGGCTGCAAATCCAGTACAAGAGACCCCGACTGTCTCGCCCCAGATGGTTGCTGAAGTGCAGGCGCTCGTCGAAAAGGGCGTTTCGCTTCAACAAGCAGTGCAGCAAGTTGCAGCCAATAACCCATTGGAAACTGCGGCCCCGACGGTGGCTGCGGCCCCAACTCTTGGGCCAGCGCTGAATATTTCAGTCCCGACCATGACGGGCAATGCTCCACAGGACACAGCCATGTCCTCGACGAGCTTTGGGCCGCCGACAGCTATGTCTTCGACAAGCTTTGGGCCACTGACAGCTATGTCTTCGACAGGTTACGAAATCACACCAGAAAATCAGCCGACGGCTGGCGCTCTTGATGGTCTCGGCGGCGGAGGATCTTCCGCACCGGTGCCGTCGGTTCTTGCATCTTTGGGCGTAACGACACAGGCGCAAGGGCAAGCACAAGGAGCCCCGACATCTGTTGCTGCTACTGTTGCCGCCGCTGAGAATAAACTGGGCCGCTCGCTCAGTATGCCAGAGCTTAATTATCTGCTCTACGGATACGGGAAGGAATCGGCGTTCTATAAGCCTGCGGCAGCGCAGGGCGGCTATTTCGATGCTGATGCCTACTTTGCAGACGGCGGCCTCGTTGCCGCGCCTACCGCGCCTGCGCAGCCAACCGTGGCATCGTATCCGACAATGGCCTACACCGATGGGCAGGGGCCTGTTGGGGCAATTGCGGCACCGCCTGCAATGCCAGCGTCTGATCTGTTTGGCTCAGATGCGCCACATGCTTCGCCAATGGCACCCGCTCCTGCAGCGGCCGCGCCGACGTTGACGCCAGATAGCCCGTTCTTGGCAACACAGAACGTCAATGCTACGCCTGTCCCCGCGCCGATATCGCAAAACCCTAATTTAGGGTACTCTCTCGGCATGCCGCCACTCTCTGGGCTCAAGGGTTAATCCATGGAAGACGAAGATCTGGGTCAAGAAGTCGAGATGGATCAGGACGAGCTTGACGTCGAGGAAAACGACGACGGCTCTGCTGTTGTGACGCTCGACCAGCCCGAAGAGGCCGAAAAGGCCGAATTCTATTCCAATCTCGCCGAAGACATGCCGACGTATGATCGCATGATGATCTCGTCGCAGCTTCTTGAATTCATCGAGCGAGACAAGGAAGCAAGATCCCTTCGTGACAAGCAATACGAAGAAGGGCTTCGCCGAACTGGACTTGGCGACGATGCGCCCGGAGGCGCTAACTTCCAAGGCGCAAGCAAGGTCGTGCACCCGATGCTGACCGAGGCTTGCGTCGATTTTTCTTCCCGCGTTGGCAAGGAAATCCTGCCGGCCAATGGCCCGGTCAAGGAGCAGATCCCCGGCGAGATCACGATTGAAAAGCTGGAGAAGGCCAAGCGCGTCAAAAGCTTCATGAACTGGCAGCTCACGCACCAGATGACAGAGTTCCGCCCAGAGATGGAGCAGCTTCTGACACAGGTGCCGCTGGGTGGCGCGCAGTACCTCAAGATGATCTGGGACGAGCAGAAGAACCGTCCCATGTCGCTCTTCATTCCGATTGACGATGTCTACCTGCCCTACAGCGCCACAAGCTTCTACAGCGCCGAGCGCAAGACGCATGTGCAGTACATCACCAAGATGGAATTCGAGAAGCGTGTCGGCACTGGCATGTATCGCGACATCAACCTTGTCGCGCCGCAGGAGCCCGAGCTGACTGGCCCGCAGAAGGCCAACAACAAGATCGAAGGCCGCGAGCAGACGTCCTACAACGAAGACGGCCTGCGCACCGTGTTCGAGATCTATTGCTATCTCGACTTCGAAGACAATTTCGGGCTCGCGCCCTACATCGTCACCGTCGATCACACGACGAAAGAAGTTCTGGCGATCTATCGCAACTGGGATCCAGATGATGAAAATCAGGAAGAGCTGATCCACATCATTGAATTCCCGTTTGTGCCGTGGCGTGGTGCTTATCCAATCGGCCTGCCGCACATGATCGGCAGCCTGTCGGCAGCAGCCACTGGCGCTTTGCGCGCGTTGTTGGATTCCGCGCACATCAACAACTTCCCCGGCATGCTCAAGCTGAAGGGCGGGTCGCGCGGCGGCCAGTCCGATCGTATTGAGCCGACGCAGGTCACCGAGATCGAAGGCGGCGTTGGCGTTGATGATATCCGCAAGATCGCGATGCCGGTTCCGTTTAACCCGCCAAATCAAGTTCTTTTCGCATTGCTTGGTTTCGTGACCGATTCTGCTCGCGGCGTGGTTCGCACCACGTTTGAGAAGATGCAGGACCAGAACCCGAACCAGCCTGTCGGCACTACGCTGGCGCTGATGGAACAGGGCATGACGGTCTTCTCGGCCATTCATGCTCGCCTGCACAATTCAATGCAGATGACGCTTCGCGTTCTGCATCGCCTGAACAAGATGAACCTGACCGATGATTATATCGAGAAGGTCACCGGCGAAGAAATGTGCAAGGCCGAGGACTTCCAAGGCCCGATGGATGTCATCCCGGTTTCGGACCCGAACATCTTCTCGGAAGCACAGCGCTTTGCACAGGTTCAGGCGGTCGCGCAGCGTGCAGCCGCGCAGCCAAACATCTACGACCCCTACAAGGTCGAAGAGCTGATCCTGTCGCAGCTCAAGGTGCCGGATTACAAGTCGCTGTTGAAGAAGCAGCCAGAGCCGATTGAGCTGAACGCGGTCAACGAAAACCTCGCACTGACGCTCGGCCGCCCGGTTGCTGCATTCCCGATGCAGGACCATCTGGCTCATCTGCAGGTGCATCTGGATTATCTGCAAAGCCCGATGTTCGGCATGAACCCGCTGATCGGGCCTGTCTTCATTCCGGGCGTCCTGCAGCACATCAAGGAGCACATGGCGTACTGGTACTCTCTCAGCATGTATGAGGGTACCAGCATGGCAGTCGGCATGCCTCTCGACGTCTTCCTTGAGAAGAAAGACGAAGAGGTGTCGGCAGAGATGGATCGCACACTGGCGATGGCATCGCAGAAATTCATGCCCGAGATCCAGAAGACACTCGCCGGCGTGCCGCCTGTCATCCAAAAGGCTATGCAGGTTATGTCCCAGATGGGTCCGAAGCAGCCTGTCGATCCCGCACAGCTCTTGCAGGCGGAAACCGAGCGCAAGGCGGCATACGATCAGGGCAAGCTTGCCCTTGATCAGGCACGCCTCGACCGCGAAGCGCAGCTTGATGTGATCAAGCAGCAAGAGAAGGAAGCAGAGATCGCGGCGAAGATAGCTATGAACCGCGAAGACAATCTGACTGCAAAGGAACTTGCCGTGTTTGAGGCCGAACAGGGCATAAAGACACCTTATTCAACCGGCCGTGGCATCAACCCATAGGTGTAAAATGGATAACAGCCTTCTCCCGCAGCATAAGCGCCTCGCAATGGGGCTCCCCGTCAATGACGCGCCGGCTGGATCGTCGAAGAACATGACCGGCGACATGGTCAAGCCGCACAAGCCCTACGGTATCCACAAGAATCTTTCGGGCATGAGCGACAAGGGAAAGAAGTCAGGACTTATGTCCTTCAATGGGAAAAAATAACCATTGACAAGGCTTCTATATGATTGAAATCATCATCAAGCGGCTACTCGAAGAGCAATCTCGGGTAGCCCATGAAATCCGCCGGGCTCGCACAAAGAGCAAAGGCGGCATTATTTTCTCCGATCAGACAAAAGACACCGAGCTGGACAACACTTGTGTTGCCAAGGTGATCTCTATTGGCCCGCTGGCCTACAAGAACCGCAACACCATGGAACCGTGGCAGGAAGGCGCGTGGTGCAAGCCGGGCGATTATGTCTTCGTGCCGAAATACGGCGGGCTGCGCTGGGAGCGCCCCTGCGAGGCCACCGACGCCTATGGCGACAAGGTCCAGTTCGCAATCTTCGACGACCTAAACATCGTTGGCGATGTTGAAGATCCGTTCGAAGTCAAAGCCCACGTCTGATGGAGGCTGCCATGAACAGCACCGAAAAAGCAGAGATGCAAGAAGAAGAGATCGAGATCATCGAAGGCAATGAGCCTGTAGAGGAAGAAGGTCAACAAGAAGAAGAAGACGTCCGACTTTCTGATGATCGCAACGAAGAAGAAGAGGCTCGCCGAGAGGCCAAGCGTCAGGATCGCCGCCGCCGCAAGGAAAGCCAGCGGTATGCCCGCGACAAAACCAAGGAAGAAATGCAGTGGCTGATTGAGCAAAATCAGCAACTTCAGCGCCGCCTTGAGGCTGTCGAGACGCACGCTATTTCCGCCCAGAAGGGCAGCCTCGACCAGAACTACAATCAGGCGCTCTATGGCGTTCAGGCAGCCGAGCAGGCGCTGGCCAAGGCCATTGAGATCGGCGATGGCAGCCGCGTCCCTGAACTCCTGCGCCAGCGCGATCAGGCTCTGGCCCGCGCTGCCGAGATCAACCGCACCAAGCAGACCTTTGATCAGCCCCGCCAACAGGCTCCGGCCAACGGCGGCGTCGTTGAGATGAAGGCTCGCCAGTGGGCGGCTGACAATGCGTGGTTCAATCCTAATGGCAAGGACAACGATTCAGAGGTGGTGAAAGCCATTGATGCGGCGTTGGCTCGTGAAGGCATTGACCCGTCGAGCGATGCCTATTGGGACGAGCTGGACAACCGGCTTTCGAAGTATCTTCCGCACCGCTTTGCAGAAGAAGAAGATTCT